TGGAATTTGTTGGATTATCATTACGAAGATATTGATAAACATAAAGACAAACTGAATAAAGAATATGAACGACAAATGAAAGAAGTTGAAAACTTAATAGTTCCTTTGTTAAATAACTTAGCAAAATCTTCTACTAATGAATACATATATTGGCCTAATAGGCGAGAGATTTTAGAAGCACAAATTGAGAAAATTACTGCGCATACTCGCGACGTAAATATATTCACTGAGTAACTCCATATTTACAAAGGAAGTAGGAATCAACAATATCGGTAGAAGGATTCCCATTTTCCTGGACTAATTCAAAAGTACCGGGTTCCGCTTTCCAGGCTTCTAACATTGCTTCTTTATTAGAATTTCCCTTACCTGTAGCGAACTTCTTAATAGTTGTTGGCGCAATTGTTTCATAGCGGAAACCGTTCTTTTTTAAAAACGATTTTAAAATACCAACATTTTCCGCTATATGAAAAACTCTGCCTGTAGATCCAAAAGAATAATCTTCTAATATAACTTTCTGTACTCTTCCTGTATACCAACGTATTTGTTCGATAGTCCAATCCGCTAAAAATAGATATCTATCTATATCTTTTATTTCTTTAGGAAACTTATACACGTTTACATTTTGAAGGGCGGCCCACCTAGGCCTCCACTTATCCAAAGCAAAAAAACTAAAATTACAATTAGAAGGATTAACTGGTCCATCTTTTTTATATACGCAAATACTTGGGCTGAGAGTTGAATAATCAATTCCTGCACATATCAATTAAAATCCTAACTGTTGCAATTCTCTTATACTATTTTCTGCGGAAGTATGATGAATTGCAATTCCACCTTTAGCTTTAAATTCAGCTATATTATCTAAATTATCATCGACTAAAAGATTTGGAGATAAGTTTTCTTCGGCTGCAAAATATTGCTTTTCACTTCTGAAGACACAATGAATCCTCGCGGGGTATATTTTATAATGTTCAAAAAGCCATTGCATTTTTTGTAAACGTGAATTAGCAAATTCATTTTGTGTAGGAATAGCGGTTAATACATGCCAATCAAATTGTCCGCCAACATAATCTGTCAAATCGTCTGCATCTGGCATTTTAGGAAGTTTTCTAAAAAAGTCTTTAGGGAGAAGTTCCCATCTATTATTCCACTTTTCCTTAGTGCCAAATTTGTCAAGAATAGGTTTGTCAAAGTCTGCTAAGACTCCATCCATATCAAGAAATACTTTCATAATCAATCATATACGAAATTCGTATCTCCTTCGAGTTGTACTTTTTCTTTAAATTGTTTATCGAGAATATCTTCCAACCATAATTTGCCTGTAAAGGCCGGAGCATTCTCAATATCTTTCCACAATTCTTGAATTGCGGTAACGCCTAATGACTCAGTGTGTTTCTCAAGAAGTCGAACACAATCTTCAGTATATTTTTCAAATGGTGTTTTCATATTATCCTTATTATATTACATTGATATGCAAATATCAACGAAAAAATATTAAACCAAATCTACAACTTCACAGCCACCACCATCTGCACCACATGCTGCATTTTGCGCACCGGCTGTATGATCTTCTTTTTCATAATCACTTAATTTATCCCACATTACATTTTTTGGCATCTTTGCTAATAATTCTTTATATTCTTTTTCTTCACAATCTTGATAAGGTGCTTGTTGATATGTATGTTCACTAAAAGGTAAAAATGAAATGCCACTAATGTTATTAAAATTATCCCATACCCAATTACCTACGCCCATCCATTCATGCTCTTTAACAGATACTGTAATAGAAGGCTTATGTTCACACCAATGATCTTGATAAATTTTCCACAATTCAAGTTGTTCAATAGCAGTCATATCTTGTCTGAATACTGCGTTCTTTGGGCTCTGCATAGGAAATGAAAACACAGTTGTATGTGTTGGTTTGGTTACATCGGGCTCATTAGGAAAACCTGCGTCTTTCATAAACCTACACAATGGATCTTTATTATCTGCTCTTACTGTCCTAATATAATAAGGATTATGACGGGCATGAATACCAGAAGCACTATCAACAAGCTGAGATACAGTACCACTAGGTTTGACACACGTAATGGCGGCTGATCTCGGAATACCAAGTTTTTCAGCCCATTCTTTATTTGTTTCAATAGCAACATTTCTAAGTTCCTCTAAAAGCTTACCAGTTTTATCTTTTCCTTTTTTACCATTTGTTAATTCATTATCCATTATTCCGGTAAGAGAAACTCCCAAAAGTCGTTCTTCTCTACAATTATTGGACCACTCTCTGGTAATGTATTTGAAGTTGGTAAGGGTAGATTGGAACGTTCCAAGAATGGTTGCATTGCGCACTTTGCTTTTAAGAGACTCGCGAGTGTCCCGTCCTCGGACAACGACTTCAGATAAGTTGCAAAACTCTCGGGACCGTAAAATGATCTCGCTGCACGGATTTGTACCAAAATCATCTCTGGCAATTCGTCTTCGTATATGATTTCCGTTTCCATCTTGTTCCCTTTCATTTAACTTTTGTACTTGACGTTGAGCCGAATTTCCATTATATATTCCACGTTCACCAGACTTTGAATCATAAAGAGATAACCATTCTCTCATAAAAGTTCCAATATCTGGCCGTTCTTTATAATTAACGGAATTATTTGCTAGAGCACGTTGCACATTAAACTTATACCATTCTCCGTGCTTTGCGAATCGCATCTCTCTATCATTAAGATCACTGAGACTAATAAGAGCAGAGCGACGTACACCGCCGACCACAACCACTTCTGCAGTCTTACATATAATGTCATGACATTCGATTGGTTTGAGTTTTCTTCCCGCGGCATTTGAAATTATTCCTGTTACAAAATTAAATAAATCTACTAATGGATCTGGACCTGAAGCTCGTCCTCCAAAAGTTTTTAATGGTGCACCTGCTGGTCGAACTCTGGTCACATCCCATTTAGGAATAAGTCCTTGATATAATAGTGATACTAATTCTTTATAAGCTTTGCACCAACCTAATTTACTATCCGCAACTACAATAGTAGTATCTGTTGGATAAAATTCTTCAGCAATAGTTGGCATTTGTTTGGTATATTTTTCTTCAACGGAAAATCCCACACCAGTTCCGTTCATTAAAATATACATGATTTCATCAAACGTTCTTTGATTATCACATTTTAAATATGAACAATTATACCCAGCCACATTTTCTTTTTTGAGAGGATCGCCGGCTGTCATTAAGCATCTCATAGACGGCATGACCTCTAAATTTAAAACCGATTCTTCTAATTCTTTTCTAATATCTTCAACTAATTCATAACTACATTTTTCTTTTAGGTCTTCCTTAAAAAAATCAAAATATCTACCAATTGTTTCAGACCAATTTTCTCTTCTCTCTGCATCATATCTCCATCTGGCGTATCTTGAAAGATGGATAAATGATTGATATTCTGTGGGTAAATTCATTCATGTTCCTTATGCTAAAGTAGTTTTTCTAAAAATTCGTTTTGTTCTCGTTTTGATAATACTTGATCTAATGACCAACTTCTTCCAGATAATTCTCTTTTAATTATTTTCATTTCCTGAGCAGAAAACATCACCCCATTTTGAATATAATCTTCGTAAGCTTCACAGCATAAGGGAAATTCGGGTTTGATCAATTTATACATTGCCTCTGCATAATCTCGAATTTCTTTCTGCGCGTGTTTATCTGTTCTTAATTTACAAAAATGGAAAAAATTATGTAGATCAATTTTCCATATAACTTCAGTGTAATTCCCTACAGGGAGTACAGAACGAGATAATTCTCGAGCTACATCAAGTTCTAATAAATTATGATAGGAATGAATGGCATTATCATATATGCGATTGAATTCAAATTTAACAAGGCCTTTTTGTTCAATTTCTTCACCCCTACCCTGATTGTTTTGGGTTGATTGCTTTTGAATATCGTCATCATGAGGAAGATAAAAATCTTCACTCATTACTGAATAACGTCCTGAATACTCATTTAAATTCGCCGTCCGATGACGAACTATTTGTCTCATAATAAAGATGGGTAATTTTAAATAAAACTTAACTTCACACATCTCAAAAGGTGATGTGTGTTTATGTCTCATTAAATACCGAATTAAATTACGGGTTTCACTAACTTTTTTTGTACCTTTACCGTAACTTATCCGTGCTGCATCAACTACGTCGTCGTCACTTCCCATAATATCTAATAATCTAACTAGTCCAAATTCATGGACCTTCACCTCTTCATTCATGTTCTTTTCCACTGGTTAAATTTTAATCTTGCGGGAAGGCCGCGGAATGTATTGGTATTTATTATATCAATAATTTCCAAAATGTCCATATCACCTAAGACCATATCATTAATATCTTTAAATTTAACCGTGTCGGGCCAGATGCAAATCGCGAAGCCTTTTTTAATACATTTTTCAATCTTATGAACAATTTCATTATTTCTCGGTTCATTATCATACACAAAAACGACGTCTCTTGCATAAAACATACTAACATCATCTAAGTCACTACCTGCCATTGCAAGAGAATTTGGAAGGAACATACTATCAAATGGTCCTTCGACAATATAAGTTAATTGCGCTGGATCGTTTCTTTCTAAACCAAATATTTTCGGAGCTTCTTTATCTATTTTAATAGTAAAATATCTTAATGTATTATTTTCTAAACTTCTCCCCTGTGCGGCTACTAGCTTCTTCTCTTTATTAAAAAATGGAATTATTATTCTTGGATCTTTTTCTTTTAGCCGCGCTGCTAATTCTGTATCATATTTACTCACCCAACTTTTAAAACAATCTGCAAAATACATATCATTATATCGAACTTTAGGTAACTTTCTTACATCGCAAAATTTTACAGCTGGATGATCTGAATCTAATTCAGAAATTTTTGGTGCTTCTATTTTTGTAAATTTGGGTTTTCTAAAAATAGGGACTTTTTGTTCTGTCTCTATAGGAGTTCCATTTTCTTCTTTATATTTTTCAAATGAATATTGTCTTGATATAACAGGATCGATTTTATCTAATAAAAATTTTAATGCGCCACCGGCTCCACAATTGTGACATTTAAAAATTAAATTATTTTTTTTGTTATAAAGATAACCTCTCGCCTTATATTGATTTTTTTGAGAATCTCCACATAATGGACACCTGAAATTATATAATTCTCTGGACTTGCGAGCGAAACGAGATAATCGGGAAGAAATTAAATTGGTATATTTGTGGTCAATATATAAACTCATTGTGCTCTATAGAAAGGGTTTAATTTCATAATTAGGTATTATAATATGATTCGCTAGGAAAATCAAGAAAAAAAAAGGGACACATGGTCCCTTCTTTATCCGCCGAGGATATTGTTAAGGTTTGCTAAACATCCTTATAATTTTCATTACCTCAACTCCAGCATTTAATGCCTCTTCAACTTGTACTTCAAGATCGTCTGCAAGATCTTCTAATCCAAATTCATCTTTAGCAAATTGTACTAATTCCATAAATTCTTCATCGTCTAAATCTTGTAGTTCAACCAAAACATCTTCAATATTTTCAATTGCCGGTCCTAACCTTTTCAAAGGATCAATGAACTTCATTGCATCTGACCATCCAATATCACCATCTTCCATTGCGGAAGCAGTCGCCTTACCTAATGAAAAAACAAAAGCTAATACATCTTTTGTTTCTTGTATTCCTGCCATAATTACCTTTCTATAAGTTGTCAGTTGAGGAATGAGAAGGGAATATTCTGTGTTGTTCCTTAATTCCCATTGGTTCAAGTCTTCTTAAAATTTCTCCCTTTTTCTTTTTCTTTCTTACAGGTGGGTCGTCTCCTGCTTCTGCACTTCCGGCTATTCCACCAGCTCCCATAGACATAGCGGGTGCATCTTCTTTAACATCTTCTTTATGTTTAATAAAATCTTTTACCATTTGAAGATCCATATCGTGAAGTTTTTTCCAATCTGGATCATCTGCCCATTTAATACCCGCTTTTTTATCAGACTCAATATCTCCTTCTATTAATAGGCTTCTATCTTCTCCAAATTCATAAAGCATGTCTTCATATAGAATTAGAAATTCTTTTTCTAATTCTTTTTCATCTGTCATCAATTTTAAATTTTTTTCTTCGCGAAGAAGCAGTAAAGCCGCGGCGTAAGAAGCGAGTGTTGTTTTTCCGAAAGGTAACTTACCTAACAATTTCTTTAAATTGAAGATAAGGGTATCCATCATAGTGTAGGCATTTTTTTGCTCTATAGTAGTAAAGTCTCTTTTCTTAATAAGAACTTTACCATTCTTATCAATAATGCCTAACTTATAAGCATCTGTTTTTTCAAATTTGGTAACTAATCGTTTTAGGAAGGAATATAGAAAATATAATTCTGAACCTTGTATAAGTGCGTTTTTTAATCCTATAGGCATCGTAATTGCTTTACTACATGTTGGTCTAGAGTTATATCGCTATCTCGAATGTCTTTACTTTTAATTCCACGAACAATTTTTGGCATTCTTTTTAAATATATTAAAAAAGGCTTTAATACTTGCCAACTATTTTCGTCTATTTTATAAAACAATATTCGAGTAGCAGCTTCGTTATCGAATAGATTATATATCATAATTAAGTGGTTAAGAATTAATCTTTGCTTTAATTCATGAGTAACCAGATAATGATTTAAAAGTCTTTTTAAATATTTAAACCTTTTCATATCATCTCTGAAATCCTCAGTACCAATACATTGAGGATTATCATAATATTTCATGCAATATAATTCTATGTTATTTTCATTTATATCATCAAAATTCACTTTTTATCTTTTTTCTCACTTTTTGAACTGTCTTTTTCTTCAGTTCCATTATCTTCCGGTGGTTCTTCCTTACCGGTCGCAATATTTAAATAATGATTTGAAACTTGAATCGCTCCATCAAGATGACCAAGTGTTCGTTTTAACGTTTCCGTCTCTTCGATCACTTGATCTAATCTTGTTTGGACTTGTTCTCTGTCCTTTTGGAGGAACTCTAACTGCGTTTCAATTTCCGCTTTTTCAACAATACTCATAATATATCCATTAGTTAAAAATTAATTACGCAATATCATCCCAAAGTAATACGTACTTGGTTACACCGGAAACGCAAACTTTTATAGCGCCATTCGCGGGTCCTGTATGTGTACTAACGGTATTTGCTCCGGTAGTAAAAAATGGTCCAACATTAGAAGCAGCAGCTGCTCCATATCCACCACCTGGTGTTGCGTCCCAAGCAAAAGAAACATTTTGTGATGCTCCTGTTAATGTACTTGCAACATCAAATTTAATGAATGCTGTTGGTGAAGCACTTGGTGCGGCCGCGGAATTAGCATGAGATAAAACCATGACATATGAATTACCGGAATCGGCACTATCCCATGTGTTTAAATCAAGTGTTCCTTTAAGGGCTGATGTTTCCGCAGTAAATGCAACGTTAGCATCATGAATTAAAACTTTTGAGGATGAAGCCGTTAAAGTTCCAACATTAGCTTGTGTTGCTCCTGCACCTTTTGCATCAACGATAATTTGTGATGTAGTGATGTTATCAAAAACATCAGTAGATGAAGGTGTGATATTAGCGGTGTGTGTAGTTTTATGAACGATTTCTTCTGTAGCAGCCGCAGTACCTGTAATAGTATGTGTAACGTTTGCTAAGAAATCTTTTACTGTGAGCTTTTTGTTCACAGGGGATCCACTCGGGTCATCAATTATATGAAGTAGATCTTCTGACGCCGCTTCTGACGCGGGCGTTAACGCGGTTATTTTCTTATCTGCCATTTTTCTCCTTGCTGGCTATGTAGGTGGGACTCACCACCAGTTTAATTTATGCTGAGAATCGCTCACTTGCGCGAAGGGTCCTTCTCAGACATCCAAATATTTATGATACTAATCCTAAGCGGGTTAACTCCGTAATTATGTGTGCTGCTGTACTAGCACCAGATACAAACGAAGTATTTTGTGATACAGGGGCAGTACCATAAAAACCCACTGTATCTGTAGCGCTTCCTATTTGCATAGCGCCTCTAAATCTCATTACCGTAGTATTGGCCGAAATATACATATCTTTCTCAACACCATCTTCTAAAGCCATATCCATACCAGATTCTAATTGCATATTTCCAGTTTCAGAAAATTTGCTAGTAAAAGAACCATTCTCTGGTATGTTGTCTTCTATTAATAAGCTACCCTGAAAGTCAATTCTTGATTCTATTAAACCGACAATCTGCCATCGATCAGTTGCCTTATGTCCAGTAACTGAATCAAATCTAATACTTATACCATTTGCTAGTGCTTGATCGGTGCCGTCGATATCAATAGTTGCTGCACCGGAGGAAGTATCCCCATCTCTCCACCATTTAAAAGTATCGTTAGCAGTCGCGGATGTTCCGTCAATTTCAACATGCCATACTGAATTTTCTGCTAAGTCTAAGGTTCCCAAAACAACCGTTAGATCATCTTGTTCACCTTTTAATATTTCGGGTTGTAATACAGTCGGAGAGTTTCTTAGATTTATATCTCTAGCAACATTTGTATCAGCTCGTGATTGTACTTTATTAGTAACGCTTCTGGTAGTTGTATCTGTGGATAATGCTGATAGTAAATTATCTAATCTAATCTTTTTATTGACCGGATTACCAATCGGATCATCTACTATAATTAATAAATCTTCAGCGGTAGGTGTAGCATGAGTATCTAAAGCTGGTATCGTTTTATCTGCCATTTATTTCTTCGATTCCGTTTCAAGTTCTTTCAGTTCAGGTACGTCAACGTCCGTTGATTCAGCCGTTGATAAGATATCATCACAAGCACTAATCGCACCGTTATAGG